ATCAAATATAATATGTTGATAAAAGTCTTTTTCTATTTTTTGTATTCCATCAAATGGGGAAAATCCATCAGGAGTTAGAATCTTATAATTATTTTGATTAACTCTTAACATTTGTCCAACTTTGTTTTGTTACAACCTTTTTTAATCCTTCTGGAGTTAAATTATATTTTTGATAATAAGTCTTTGAAAATGCTTGTTCATACGACATTTCTTTACCATTTCTCATAACTTTTCCTACTTCAAAATTAACTTTAGGTTTTTGATTAAAAAGATTTCTAATTTCAGTTACAGTTTGTTCATTTAATTTTGATGAGTGTATTTTTCCTTTTCTTACTTTTCTAAACCTTTCAATAGTTTCTTCAGTAAAACAATTCTTTTTACCCTTATTCCAAGGAGTTGTACCTTTTGTCACGCCACCAATTCCTTTTCTATCAACCAATCCCATACAATAATTTTCTCCACCTTTTGTTTTATTCCAACCATCGTAAAAGGTCTTATATTTTTCAATGTGTTTAATTTCACCAATTGCGGCCAGTTTATCATTATAGTAATGGTCCTTTATAATAAATTTATGTTCGGGTTTATCTCTTTTGTGCCATTTCATTCTAACACGTTTATTAATTGTTAAACCAACATACTTAACTTCATCATCTTGTTGTAAGTGGTAGAGATATATTCTTTTCATATATCTATTTATAAGTCCTAAAAACTCACACTCACATTTTTTTATATAAATCTTCTATTTTTATTTTACCTTTTTCTGTTTCCACTATGGTATCTCCAGCTACACATTCAAACTCACTGGAGAATTGTGACGCACTCGTGTTTCTTATCGTTGCTTCTTTCCAAGCTTCATCTCTGCCAGGAACTTCTGACCAATGTACCTCTATAGGAATATAATCATTTTTTTTATTTACTGCGTCTGTCCATAATTTATAGTACATATTCATTCCGTGAGGGGTAGATACAATAATCATTTTTGTGGTTTTACCAGATGAGATAGTAGGATAAACGGAACTAAAAAATTGTTCGGCAATGGTAGCAGGCACGAAAGCAAACTCGTCAAGGAATATTATGTTATAAGAACCTCCTCGAATTGCACTTGAAGACGTAGCAGCTGCAACAATCTTGGCTCCATTTTCTAATTCAATCGAACCTTTGTTCCAATTCAAAACACCTTGTTGTAAAAATTTTGGTATATTTTCATATGCTAGTTGAAGTCTACCTAAAATATCTCTTGCTGTAGATGATTTGTTTGCCAATATAGCAATGTTAGCATTAGGATTAAATAAAGCATAATGTAGTAAGTAAGAAACAATAGTTGTAGATTTACCAGACTGTCTTGGTAATTTACAAATTGTAAACCTTTCGTTGTGCATTGTACCAACAATTTCTTTTTGAAAATTATACATCTTAAACGGCACAAGTCCATCATCAAGCGAAACAATCCTAACATAGTTTTCAATAAAATATAGAGGATCTTTAGAACATTTATCAAATTCTAAAATTTGTTCTTTTGAAAAATCTAACTTAATGTTTACTTTTTTAAGATTAGGATTTCCAAGGTAAGTTTCGGTATTATTCATTAACTATAATTCCTTCTATGTGTGTATATCCCAATACTAAAGCAGCCTGTATTCTCTGGCTACCTTTATGCACTCCATATTCTTTTTCAATATATGGAATTCCATTTGCTCCTACTCTATCAGTAGGACTAATTTTATGTTTTATAACCTCAATAGGATCATTCATTGTTTCGCCATCTAATAATTCTTTTAAAGGATTCATTGATTTAATATAAGTTAAATCGGTTATTTGAAATACCTGTTTTCTAGGATTTACTGTCTTCGCTTTTAATATTTTTATCATTGTCGCCCCGTAACATCTTTTGTAATTCTGCCGAAGAACCTACAAACAAAGCATTCTTTATATTTTGACTAGTTGAAGATTTACCTGGTAAGTCTTTTAAATCTTTTAATTTCTTTTGCAAGTCTTGTAGTTTATCTACTGTACCGGCAACTTGAGCAATCAGCTGTCCTGCAACCTCATAAGCTCTTGGGTGTTGTCCTTCTTTTGCGATATCTAATATGCCTTCAATTGCTTGTTGGCCTTTTTCAATTAAATCATAATAATTCTCTCTACTATAACTATAATCATTATCAATATCAGCTTTGTTTTTATCTTGCACTCTAGGAACAGGAGGATTATCTATTTTGACTATTGATTGCAACGTAGGTTTTATATCTTCACCTATGCCTAATATTTCATTTACTTTATCTTCTAGTTTATCTTTCATATACCTATTTATATCAATGTAAAAACGGTGCTGGTATCTATAACATATCTATCATTTAACAGTTTCACAGTTTGTAAAAGTTATCATAATATAATTTATTCGTCTGTATCTGTTTCTGGATTGTATGATTTGCTATCTGTGTAGTTAGTAATATTTGTGGTAAATCCAAAATCATCATCTCCATCAGCGGAAGAAGGATTAGGAGTAACAATAATTCTTTCTTCTCTAGTAGATTCTGATAAATCTGTGTATAAATCAGCTTGTGTTTGTCTAATAATTCCTTGATTAGAAGATGGTCCAAATAAGTAAGTTTTAGCAACAAAATTTAAAGTATAAACTACAGCTCTTCTTGTAGTAAAATCTCCACTATAGCTATCTTCATAACTCACATTATTTAAAATTATAGGCACATCTCTTTTAATACTTAACTCTGGTATTAGATTAACAGTTATTGTATAATCAGGTTGAAAGTATGGTAATATTTGTTCTATAATCTGTAATCCATTTTCAGCAGTTGCTGTAAAAACGGATAGTGTGTAACTTATATTATAGGGCACTGGCGTATAATTAAAATCCATTTTAGTATTTGTGCCAGTTTTAACTTGTTTAAATTTTTGAACTCTTGTTAATTTTCTGGAAGGATCATAAGTTATTCCACTTATTTCAAATCCCATTCTAGGTAATGTTATAGCAAATTCTCTATTCTCTAAATCAGCTTTCTGATCTAGTCTAACCATAAATTTTTCTTTTGGACCATATGCTAAAGGAACTTTAATACTTTGAGTAACAGCACCAGTTGAATCCGTTGTTTTACATTGTATGCTATTAAACAGTGTTCCAAAGGCCACTGTTAATTTTCTCATTCCTTCATTGTAAAAAAATCTATTAAACATTAATTAAAATCTCCTGGATCTCCAAATGGGTTAGCTTCGCTAAAGTCTAGTATATTGTCTGTGGTATCGGCTGTATCAAAACCAGCTTCAGATTCAAAATCATTATTACCAGCATATGATGATTGTGTTTGAAGACTATATGTTTCTAATAATAGATATTGTATTTCATTATCAACATTATTATTTTCTAATACAATTGAGCCAACTTCATTCTCTAATGTAAATTGATAATTTAATTGATTTAATGAATAAGTATCTTCGGCAACATCAAGCTCTGCCACACCTGTATTGATTTCTTCGGAACTGTATTCCCAACGAGTTACTCTTAATTTGTAAACTGGCAAATTGCCTAATTGAAAGAATGGCTCTTGATCTTCAACAAATAAAATTTCAAAAAAACTTTTCATCAAAGGCAGATAGATTATATCACCTTCGTTCGGTCTTCCTTCTTTTATTAATGAAACTTTAGAATCAACTAGGTCGTTAAATCTCCTTTTAGAGATCATAAAGGTTGTATCTTCTCGAATCTCTAAACCGAACTTACTAATTAATTCTTGTTGACCGGCAAATCCTTGTGTTGTTTCAAAATATGCTTCTATTGGAAAAGCACTATCAAATCTACTTGCAACATCTTCGCCTAAAATTATATCCTTATTGACCAAGGTACGAGGCATATAATATATGTCGTGACCAAATTGTCTTAAAGATTCTATAATTAAATCTTCGTGTAATCTTTGTTCAGCTGCATTTCCTATACCGTTTCCACTTTGAAAATATTGATTTGTAGGCATATCACTATCCTATCATAAAGCTTGGAGCTATTTCAAAGTTATCTCTTATTTCTTTTTCAAGTTTGGCAATATCTTCTGTTGCTTCAGAAAAAATCTTTGATCCGTTTAATGTAACTCCACCAATCATTGTTACTCCATCAAATTTTGACAAATTAGCTCCCCATTGTTTTTTAAACAATGCTGTTACATATCTCTTTAGCCATATGTCATTAAAAACGTCTGTGTATACCGTTGGATCTAATTTTCTATAACAATCTATAACTAAATATTCATCCTCTTGTAGATCATTGGCCCAATCCATATCAATATATAATCTATTATCATTTTGTTGAAATCTTATAGGTTTCATACCCACTAAAATTTGATCTAAAAAATCCAAATGCCTCATTGCCATATCGTAGTTAATAATAGAGGTTGAAGTAAAATCATACAAATCATTTAGACGTAATTGATATCTTACATCAAATAAATTCATACTTGCTTTGGATGAAAATGGAAAAATATTTGTAACAGCTATTACTGATTCAGGAACTACTAAAAAGTTATTAGCTTCACTCCAAGTAGTGGTAACAGAATTTTTAGTTATTGTTTCTGTAAAAGGATTTGTTGCTGACAGTCTAATTTTGTCATCAGCTGTTAGTTTATATTTAAGATAGGTACGTCTAATACCATCATAGTGGTACTGAGCATAAAATTGAAGAGCCTCGTCTAGTCTATCCTCTAATTGATCGTTATCAGCGTTGATTTCAATTACAGGTTTTCCTAACGTTCTTAAAGCGTATTCTTTTAAACTATCCCTTGTAGCTGGTGTTGCCATTTAATATCCTTGTGTTTACTCTACTATTTATAAGTAAATAATAGTGTTTATCCGAGAGCAACGGCTTGTGCTATTGCAAAAGACTTTTCTGCTTTTGCGTTTAATTGATCCTGTGCATTGCTAGCTAATGTACTAATATATTGAAATTCCGTACTTGATACTGATCCATTTGCAATTTTAGTTGCGTCAATAGCTGCACTAGATTTAATATCAGCATTAACTATATTAGTAATAGTATTATTATCTGAATCTATTGATTTGTTTGTAAGGATTTGAGTTGTACCTTTAAACAATGTATCAAGTTGGGATAAAGTAATTCTACCTTCTGTTCCGCCATCTGAAGCAATTAATAGGTCGGTTACTGTTAATGTTTGATCTGTTAAATCGGTTGCTGTATCAATATTAATTACAGCTTCAACACTTCCATATTCTAAAGCGGTTCCGCCTGAATTTACTTTTAAAACTTGACCTGCCGTTCCAATGCTCGATACTCCAGTACCTCCGTATAGATAACCAATAAACTCGCCTGTCTGAAATTCAGCCAGTCCTGTTGCATTACCATCACCGTCAAAAACTGTTCTTATTGGTACTTTTGTTGCCATTTTTTATTCTCCTAAACTATATTTATATAAAATTTTTACTAAAAACTAAATAATTCAAATTTTCCTTGTGTTGTTCCATTTGC